TGGACTCGGTGGCGATCCTCAAGGCGGTGGTGTGGGCCTCTTGGGCCTGTCTGCGGCCGGATGACTACACGGCCGCCACCGCGGCCATCTGGTAGCCCACTTCCCACCCCCCCGCATGACAGTCCGGAAGGGACTACGGTGCGCGCGTGACCCGTTCCCCGGCCAGACGGCTCCAGGCCATGCAAACCCGTGCCACGGAGTATGTCCGGACCTCCGGGATGTCCGTGAGGACCAATGGGCCTCCCGACGGGTGGATGGGCACCAATGGACCCGTTTGGTGGCTGGGCTCCGACGGCCTGGCGGACAACCTCGGAGATCTCGGCCCGTACGGCCTCCAGGCGGGCCGCCAGGGCCCGGTCACGGTTTATGGCGGGGATCCGTACCTGAGGCCCTTTGCGGCCTACCAGGGGACCCGTGGAGTCCTCCCGGCCATCACCCGGGCCACCTCCATCGTGGTGGGACCTGTCATCCGGACCACCTGGCGATACTCGGAGGGAACGGCCACCGACATCTCAGACGTACGGGCCGGGGCCCAGACGTTCCCCCGGCCACTCTGGATAGCGGACCCCCAGCTAGTAGGCCGGATCCCCGGAGGCGAGGCCACCCGTGATGTCCTCCCCTTCCCGAGTCGTCTCGGGGCTCACGACTTCTGGCGGACCCTTCTGACTCATGCCCTCTGGTTCGGGGCCGGGGCTCTCGCGTTTGTGGAGGATGCGTACGGCCAGCCACTGGCCGGGACTCTCCGGATCATGAATCCGGACCGGTGGGGGTGGACCTCGGATGGCCGGTTTGTTCTCCACCCCGACTCGGAGAGCCCGGTGGAGTCGGACGACAGTGGTTACTTCGAGGAGATGGGCCCCTATCGGTGGCGGATGGTCCTCATTCATGGCTTCACCCCCAACGATGGGAACGTGGCCGAGGGGGCCCTCACCCGGTCCGGGCTCCTCTTGCAGACGGGGGAGGCTATGGGCTCCTACCTGTCCGGGATCATGGCCTCCGGGGTCCCTGCTGGTGTGCTGAAGGTGAACGTCCCGAACTTCGGCCCGGCCGATGCGGAGGAGCTGAAAACCCGGTGGATGCAAACCCACGGAGGGGTGAAGAAGTCCGTGGCCGTCCTCAATGCCGGGGTGGACTTCACCCCCCTCCAGCTGTCGGTGGTGGACTCGGACGTGGTGAACGCGCGCGGCTCCTGGCTGGTGGACGTGGCCCACGCCTTCAACCTGTCCTCCGCCTACCTGGACGCCTCCACCGGCTCCGGGGGGAACATCACCTACGCGAACCTGTCCGACCGGAGACGGGACCTCCTGGACCTCACCCTGGCCGACTGGGGACGCTCTATGGAGGACCTGGTGACCGCTCTTCTGCCGTACGGCCAGAAGATGAGGGTGGACTGGTCCGGCTTCCTCAACACTGACCCCAACCAGGATCTTGCCTTCGTGAAGCAGGGCCTGGAGATGGGCTATCTGACCCCCCAGGAGGCCCGGGACCGCCTGGGGCTTCCCCCGCTAGACCTTCCCCCGCCAGAGGAGATCCCGGCATGACCACCATTGACCAGCCCGTCCTGGAGACCCGGCTCCTCTTCGGCGCGGAGCTCCGGGCCTCCGACGAAGGCCAGGAGAAAGGCTTCGAGGGCCGGGTGGTCCCATATAACCGGTGGGCCCCCATCGGCGGATCCTTCGAGGAGGCCATTGCTCCCCGATGCTTCACGAAGAGCATCCAGGAGGCCGCGGGGAACCTTCCCCTCATGGCCCGCCATGACCACCAGGCCTGGCCCATCGGCCGGTCCGTGGAATGGGACGACAGGCCGGAGGAGCTCTGGGGCCGGTGGGTGATGGCCGACACCGAGGAGGCCGAGAAAGTCCACGGTCTCGTCCAGGCCGGGGTGGTCCGCGGCCTGTCGGTGGGCTTCCAGCCGATGCGGGACCAGGAGACCTGGGAAGTCCGCCAGGCCCCCGACCTGTCCCGGGTGACCCGGAGACAGGCCCGCCTGGTGGAGGTCTCCGTGGTGCCCATCCCCACCTGGGCGGAGGCTGTCATCACCGTCACCCGGTCCACCGTGGCCCCACCCGGTGAGCCACTGACCCCTCGAGCCAATGCCTGGCGGGAATGGCTGGCCGGGATCCGGTGAGATGCTCCTCCCCTGGGTGCAAGGCCAGGACGAAGAGGAAGCCCAGGAAGGCCCGTAGGCATGGCTGGACCGTCCAGGGTGGCCATGCCTGGTGTCCCCGATGCCTTCCCCGATGAGCTGGGGGGACTGGCTGGGGCTGGTGGCGGGGGCCATCCTCACGGCCATGCTGGTGGCCTTCCTGGTGGTGGCCGTCCTGGACTCGAAACGTGATAGGTAACGCTCCTTCCCGAGGTCCGCGGGCCGGGCCTAGCCTGACCTCTGACTGACCGGACCGGCCCGGGCATCGGAAGACCGCCCAAGCCGACACCATCGGGCCGTCCCCGTGGGGTAATCGGAAGACCTTCCCAGGTGACGTGAGACGTGGAGCCCAGAGGGCTCCTTCCCTTACGTAGCCCCAGGAGGGCCAACTCATGAACGGAATGTTGGAAAGGCTCCAGGAGGAGCGGTCCACGCTGGTGGGCTTCGTGGACGAGACCCTGACCCGGGCCAACGATGAGGGCCGGGACCTGGTGGACGCGGAGCAGCGCAACCTGAAAGCCTCCCAGGAGCGGATCACCGTCCTGGACAATCAGATTCAGCCTCTGGTGGAGTTCGAGAACCATCGGGCCGTAACGGTCCAGGTGGACCGGCCCCGGACAGCCACCCGGACAGCTCCCCGGGGCCCGGCCCCCGCGGAGTTCCGTGGCTTCGGCGACCTGTACATCGACTCCCCGGAGTTCCAGTCCCGCGGCGTCCAGGCCCGGTCCGAGATCGAAGGCATTCAGGGTTACAAGCTGGCGATGGAGTCCCGAGCGGCCCTCACCACCCTGGTCCCCCCGGGCTCCACGTTCCTCCCCCAGCCCCAGCAGTACACCCCGACCACCCCGGCCTTCTCCACCCCCCTCTTGGATGCGGTCACCCGGGTCCCGGTCACCACCGGCTCCGTGGAGCTTCTGACCTGGAATGACCCCACCGGCTTCGATGTGGTGGCCGAGGGCGCGGACAAGCCGGAGCTGGCCGTGGTGAACGGATCCGTGAACGTCCCCTTGGAGACGGTGGCCGGGTGGATCCAGTACACCCGCCAGCTCGCCCAGGACTCGGAGGCCTTCCGGACCCTGCTGAACTCCGGCCTCACCCGGGGCCTGCTGAAGGAGCTGGAGGAGAAGCTGGCCGCGGCCATTGCTGGGGCCACCATCCCCAATGTCACCGGGACTCCTGGGGCTCCACTGGTGAACGTGGTCCGGATGGCGATGGCCACCATTCAGGCCGCGGGCTTCACCCCGTCCCACGTCCTGACCTCCCCGGAGAACCTGGCCCAACTGGACATCAACGTCCTCAACCTGGGTGGGGCCGCCAGCACCGTCCTGGGTAACGGCCTCTGGTCTCTCACCCCGGTCCCCGTGCCAGGCATGACGGACACGGTGGTGGCGGACGCCGCGGCGGCCTTCGCCCTCTTCGAGCGGACCGGAATCGAGATCTACACCACGGACTCCGACATCGTGGGATCCGGGGCCACCGCCAAGTCCGGCTTCCGGTCCAACATCCTGACCACCCTGGCGGAGACCCGGGCCAAGGGGGCCGTCCTCAACCCGAATGCGGCATGCGAGGCCGTTACCGTGGCCGGGACCACCACTCAGGCGGCCAGCTCCGAGGCCAAGGGCTCCAAGTAGGTTCCGGTGTCTTCCCCCAGTCCGATGGCCGTCCCCACCGAGTGGATCACCTCCGCCCAGGTGAGGACGGCCCTCGGGCTGGACCCGGCTGATACTGCGGATGATGACTGGCTGGAGCTGGTGGTGGCCGGGGTGAACCAACTCATCACGGACACCAGGCCAGCCGACACGGAGACCACGGACCCCCGGACCCAGTGGGGTGGGCTCCAGCTGGCCACCCGCTGGTACTCCAGACGGAACTCCTCCGACCTGTCCGCCTTCGTGGAGCTGGGAGGTCCACCCCCCAGCATCGACAGGGACATAGAGGTGGCCCTCCGCATCGGCCGTTACTACGGTCCGGCCGTGGCATGACAGGCCTCCTGGCGGCCACCGAGGACCTGGTGGAGACCCTTCGGGCCGGTGGGGTCCGGGTCACGATGGACTCCCGGAATCTGAATCTCCCCACCGTCCTGGTGGTCCCCCCGGTCTTCGTCGGGGACTCCAACCTGGGCGGCCTGGCCACCTTCACCCTCTACCTGGTGACCCGGGGCCCGGCCAACCTGGACGCCTGGAAGTCCCTGGATCTCCTGCTGGACCAGGTGGTCTCCCTGGTGGATGTTCGGGAGATCCGGCCCACCTCCTATGACGTGGAAGGCACGGGCGGATCCCCGGCCCTCGAAGTCACGCACGACATCACGTTGGACTGGTAAGCAACCCTCGGAAGGTAGGCCCTCATGGCCGTAGTCGATAGCAGAGTCCGTTATGGCTCTCTCACCATCGGTGGGGTGGTCTTCTCCTGCCAGCCCACCTCCGCGGCCATTGAGCCGTCCAACGACACGGCCGGAGGGGAGGACTCGGTGGAGGTCCTCTGCGGGGACACTCTCTCCGCGGCCTCCTCGGCCACCCTCACCGCGAACCTGGCCCTGACAGCCATTCAGGACTTCACCTCCCCGGATGATTCCCTGGTGGGTCACTCCTGGGCCTTCAACGGGGAGACCCAAGACTTCCTCTGGAACCCCACGAATGACCCCCAGGACGAGTGGTCCGGGAAGGTCACCGTCCAGGCCATCAACGTGGGTGGGGAAGTGAACACCCGGCTCACCTCGGATGCGGCCTGGCCCATCACGGAGCTCACCATGCCGGACCGGCTGGGTGGAAAGAAAGTGATCGGGGCCTCCACCCCGGCCACTGGGGCCGTGGCCGGAACTCCTGGGGCCTGGACCCCGGCCGGATCCGTCTCACCGGCCGATGCTGCGGGGGCCACGGCCTCCGCGGTGGTGGCTTCCCCCACCACGGCCTGGACCACCGGCCAGTACATGCAGGGGACCACCGCGGGAACGGGTGGCGAGATGCACTGGTCCGGGACCGCGTGGGTGGCCGGAAAGGCCGCCTAATCCATTCGTGCCAGGTCCGGCCCCCTGCTGGGCCGGGCCTGGCTCCCAACAGACCTAGCAGGAGGTCACAGAGAAATGAAAATCGCCATGACGGTGGAACTACTCGACACCGGCTCCACCTTCGACCTGGAGGTCCGGTCCCCTGACTTCCGGGCCTGGGAGAAAGCCACCGGCCTGTCCTGGCTGGAGGAGCCCACCTCGGTCACCAACATCTCCGACCTGGCCTACTATGCGGCCCTCCGGCTGGGGCTCTACTCCGGCTCCCTGGTGGAGTGGGGGGCCACCGCGGATGTGGACGAGATCCAGGAGGAAGTGGCGGACCCTACCCAGCCGGGGGATGGGGTGAAGCTCTCGTCTCCCTCATGATCCGCACCAGCATCCCGGTCACCCAGTGGGAAAAGGAAGGGGAGGAAGTCATCATGACGGCTTTCCGTCTGCTGAATCGCGCGGACCAAGACTCCCCCGAGCAGACAGACGAAGAGCTCCGCGCGGCCTGGGGGGTGGACTGAGGTGGGGATCGATGTGGCGGGCCTGGAGGCCGCGGAGAAGGACCTCCGGGGAGCCTCCAAGGCGAAGCTGACCAAGGCCCTCGGCACGGCCCTCCATGCCCAGGTCCCCGGCTCCACCGCGGGGGCCGCGAAGGCCAGGGCCCCGGGCCGGATGGCCGCCAGGGCCGCGGGTGGGACGAAGGTCCGGAACCTTCCCGATGGGGTGGAGATGTCCGCGGGTGGGACGGAGTTCCTCCTCGGGGCTGAGTTCGGTGGCCGACGGGCCCCCAGACGCCGCTACGTCACCCGGTCGAAGAAGGGGACCGCGTACGTGGTGAACCGTCGGACCACCATGCAGTTTCACCCGTGGGCCGGACACCAGGGCTACTGGTTCACCCCGGCCTGGAAGGCCTCCCTTCAGGGGGTCCGGGCCAAGCTCTTGACGGCCTTGACGAAGGCGGTGGACGGTGGCTGAACTCCTTTTCAAAGTCCGGGCCGACACGGGTAACACGGCTTCGGCCCTTCAGCGGCTCCTCACTCCCCTCACCTCCATCGGGAAGCAGTCCGATAAGGCCTCCGCCAGCCTGAACAAGCTGGGGAAGACAGATGTGACCCCGGAGGTGGATACGAAGGCCATCTCCACGGCCATCTCCACCGCGGAGAAGAAGCTGGCCCAGCTCCGGACCCAGATGGTGGAGGAGGTCACCCTGGGGGTGGACACTCGGC